TTTGTTGGGTGTAGTCCTGTTATCACTGAACCTATGTTAGAATACATAGGTGAGGTTGTTTCTAATTACATTTCCGAAAATTACTAATGGATAGACAAAAGCGAGCATTGGTCCTGGGTGCCGGTGGTTTCATCGGTAGTCATATGGTCAAGCGACTCAAGACCGAAGGGTATTGGGTTCGTGGTGTAGACCTCAAGGTTCCTGACTTCTCAGATTCAGCAGCGGATGAATTCATCCAAGGTGATCTGCGAGATTATACTTTTGTCGAACGTGTAATTGAGTACAAGGGTCAACAGGGTAACTTTTATAACTCTGTTCCTTACCAGTACATTGACACCTTTGATGAGATCTATCAGTTTGCTGCCGACATGGGTGGTGCTGGTTACATCTTCACGGGTGAGCATGATGCAGACATCATGCATAACTCTGCAAGCATCAACTTGAACCTGCTGCAGTCAGTCCACAAATTCAATGAGACCTTTGATGGTCGTGACAAAGAGTGGACGGTAGCAAATCGTCCTAAGAAAGATCAACCCACAAAGATCTTTTACAGTTCTTCTGCTTGCATGTATCCTGAGCATAATCAATTAGACCCTGATAACCCAGACTGCCGTGAAGAATCTGCGTACCCTGCTGCTCCTGATTCGGAGTACGGATGGGAAAAACTCTTTAGCGAAAGACTTTTCTTTGCTTACAACCGTAATCATGGGATTCCTGTTCGTGTCGCTCGCTATCACAACATCTTCGGACCTGAAGGAACCTGGGACGGTGGAAAAGAGAAGGCACCTGCTGCAATCTGCCGCAAAGTCGCTTTCCTCCCGCTCCAGGGTGGATCTATCGAGGTGTGGGGAGATGGCTTACAAACTCGTTCCTTCTTGTTCATTGATGAATGCATCGAAGCGACTTGGAGACTGATGCAGTCTGACTTCATGGGTCCTGTGAACATTGGATCTGAGGAGATGGTCACCATCAACCAACTGGCAGAAATCACTGCAAAAGTTGCACGTAAAGATGTTACTAAGATTCATCTTGATGTTCCTCACACAGGTGTTCGAGGACGCAACTCCAACAACGATCTAATCCGAGAGAAATTAGGTTGGGATTACTCACAAACCCTTGAAGAAGGTATCTCTCTAACTTACAATTGGATCATTCAACAAATCGGCAAGAACCTTGAGGGCGCATGAACACTACGTATAACTATGAACGCGATACCCTGAAGCATACTTTTACGGGGCATACCAAAGTATTCCAAAATTTCTCTCAAGCATACCAGGATTTGTTTGTCCTAACTATGCTGAATGGAAAAAAGAATGGTAAGTATGTTGAGGTGGGTGCTAACCATCCTCAATCTTTGAGTAATACTTTCCTACTTGAGACCGTATTTGGTTGGCGTGGTTTCTCTGTAGAGATTGAGCGTTCAATGTGTGAGGTTTTCAACGGAGACATGGCATGGCAAAACCACTGCTATGAAGCAGATGCCACTAAGTTTGATTACTCCGAAGCAATCGCTAAAGAGAAGTGGCAGGGTCGTGTTGATTACTTCTCTGTTGACTGTGAACCTCCTGAGGTGACGTTCAATGCACTCAAAGCATTCCCTCATGATGAATTCCGTGCCAGCGTCATCACTTTTGAACATGACTCGTACAAGGACGGTGACACCATCCGTGATCATTCACGTAAGTTCTTAGAGGATCTTGGTTACCAACTGGTATGTGCTTGTGTTTGTAATGGTGGCAATTCTTATGAAGATTGGTGGGTTGATCCTACTGTTGTAAAAGAATCAGTTTGGAAACCCTTTGCGTGTGTTAGATCAGAAGCACGAAACATTTTTGTATGAAACTATCTCATTGGTATGGTAGACTTGGTAACAACATCCAACAATGTGCTGTTGGATTGATGTGTGCTCAGGCATACAGCACCGAGTTTATCCAACCCCTAGAGCACGAGATAATTTCTACTTTTACTGAAAAGTTTGGTGACACTAGACGGTCTGGGTTTAGTAAATTTTTTTATTATGATGGACCATTCAAAGAAGTCCCGCTCGAAATCGGTAAAGTCTATACCGAGATGCGATCGTTTTGTAAAACATATATCAGACCGCGTCTTGACCTCCCACCTGTGGAGGTGGATCCTGATTGCCTCGTTATCCATATTCGTAGTGGAGATGTCTTTGACCGGGGGGTTGATAATCCTGGTCAATATGTCCCTAATCCTTACTGTTTTTATGGTGCACTACTTGAGAACTTTGAGAAGGCAATTGTCGTCACTGAACCTGACCGACACAATCCAATCGTTGAAGAACTCAGGTGGAATCCTAAGGTTACGGTCCAATCTAAAAGCGTTGAGGAAGATTTTGCTACGCTAATGGCAGCAAAACATGTCGCTACGTCTGGAGTAGGGACGTTTGGTATTGCTGCAGCACTTTGTAGTGATAAAATTACTAATCTTTATTGCACAGACTTGTGTATTGGTGAACATCTAAATTATAAAATGCTTTATAATACGGATGTAGTCATCAATATGATGGTCCTATCAGACTATATCAAGACAGGAGAGTGGGCGAACACTAATGAACAACGAGAGTTCCTCTTTAGTTACAAGGTATAGACTCAAGGTTACTCATCAAAAACTGATTGAGAATCTGTGTCATGAGATGCCCTACTATTTTTTCAAGGACTGTGCATACGGCAACGTAGACCATCCCTGGAGAAAAAAAATGAATCCCTACTTCAGTCATACGTTATTGCACGTCAAGGGCACAACGTCTGACTTTTTTTATAAGTTTCCGTGGGATGAGATTGGTAAAGCAATCAACTTACCAGACAAGAAGATGTTCAGGGCACATATGACCCTGCAATATCCCAGACCTGATGCTGTGGATGTCCCTCACAATCCTCACGTTGATGACGACCGTCCACATGTAGTCGCACTCTATTATCCTAATGATTCTGATGGTGACACATATTTTTTTGATTCATCTGGTGATGTGATACATACAGAGGAACCTAAACGTGGTAAAATAATAGTGTTCGATGGTAGGACACTCCACTCCAGTTCTTCTCCCTCCTCTAACGTACGCTTTTCTTTGAACATAAATTATGGCAGTCTATGATGTGTTCACGTTCTATAATGAACTGGACTTACTTGAAATGAGAATGAATATTCTTGGTAACGAAGTAGATTATTTTGTTATCAATGAATCTAATATTACATTCACAGGTAACCAAAAACCTATGTACTTCTCAGAGAACCGTAAGCGGTTCAAGAAGTGGGAAGACAAGATCATCTATCATGAGACGATTGACGATAATCAGACATTAGAAAAATTCTGGGAGAATGTTCCTTATCACCGGAGCATGATGGAAGATGATATCTATAAACTGCCACTACCGTACCAACGTGCATGCTTCCATAAGGACAGTGCAATCTATGCTCTGCTAGGTAAGGCAAAGGATGATGACATTATTCTTACCAGTGATGCTGATGAAATTGCCAACCCTGAAGCACTGAAATGTATTGATGACTGGTTTGATCCTAATAATCATTACGTTCTTACTGGTCCCCTTTATTACTACTACCTCAACGTCAAATGTGAGGACCAGTGGATGGGAACCAGAGTGTGTGATTTCAAAACACTGAAGACAATGAGTGTTGACAAACTCCGTCAGTCACATCATCAGGCATACAAGATTGCTAATGCCTCATGGCATTGGAGTTTCTTTGGTGATGCAGATACGGTACGACAGAAGATGGATGCTTATGAGCATCAGGAAAATAATACAGAAGAGTTTAGGTCTAGTATGGAGGATAGGATCAAGCATAATCTAGATCCTTATGGTCGTAGTTATCTTTACCAACCAACTACTGTAGAGATCGACGACACCTTCCCTTCATATGTGAGGGCACAGAAGAATCGTAAACTGAAGAAGTTTGTGAAAGTATGAAGCTGATTTCGGGACCAGCGGTTGCAGATCTTTGTGACTATAGTTTTGGTGATCAGGCAGGCATGGTAGGAGGAGTCTACGGTGCCTTTATGAATGATGCCAACTCATCTAACACTGATTTTTTATGTGATAAAGAAGTTATCAAACTATTCATTGATAACATTAGATTGTATCACAGACAAATCAAGTGCGGTAATAAAAAAGATCAAGTGTGGATCAATGGTCTACAGAAACGTAATGATCTAATGAAACTATGTGCTTGTTATCCTCAGAAAAAATTTATAATTTTTTGTAATAACGAAGACACTCCTATCAATTCTGATATTGATATCCCCGACAATGTGTTGGGGATTTTTGCTGCAAATGCAGTGGGGTTCAAAGATAAACTATATCCATTTCCTTATGGTGTGGGTAGGAAGTTGAGTGCCAATGATGAACGTCAAAGTATTCTCCACGTTGCTATGGAGAAAGATCCTAAACCTAAAAAATTACTCTACATCAATCATGCAGAGCACACTAACATCAGTGCACGTGGCAACATCCGTGAGATTTTTAGTAAAAGATCCTACGCGACGGTCGGAGAAGCAGTAAACTATGAGACCTACCTGAGAGAGATTCAGAATCATAAATTTATGATCTGTCCTCAAGGCAATGCGGTTGATTGTCATCGAAACTGGGAGGTGCTTTACCTAAAACGGGTGCCAATCATGGTGAAAAATGATTACTTGCAAGAGTTATATAAAGACTATCCTGTCTTATGGGTAAATGACTTTAGGAAGATCACTAAAACCGTGTTGTCGAATGCTCAAGATCTTTGTGACAAGGCTAGAAATATTGACACTAATCTGTTAGACTTATACTCGGTGTTCAACAGGGCAGTCAAACGTGCTAAAGATTCCTGAAGTCACACTGCTGATGCTAGCAGATGTTGACATACCGGAAGCAGTCTATGCGGTAAATAAATCATGTGAATCTATTGAATGGGGTGCTGTCAAATTTCTTGGCAGTAAAGGAAGACCAGAAGGTCTCTGTGATCAAGCACAGTATGAGAAAACTTATCCAATCCAGAGTATCAATGATTTCAATTTTTATTGCATATATAATTTTCTCAATCATATTCAATCCTCGCATTGCCTCCTTATTCATCCTGACGGTTTTGTTATTCGACCTTGGTTATGGGATAATTCGTGGTTACAATACGACTACATCGGTGCCCCGTGGAGAGACGATCCAACCGCCTATCTCGACCCCTGGGGTAAGAGTCAGCGGGTTGGGAATGGGGGATTTTCCTTACGTTCCAGAAAGTTATTACAAGTTCCCTCGCGTGTGACTGTGCCTTGGGAAGTCAACGAAGGAGACTTCTACAAGCATATGAATGCCGGACTATATAACGAGGACGGAAACATATGTATCCACAATCGGCACCTTTTTGAGGAACAAGGATGCGTCTTTGCTCCAGTGGAAGTTGCTGCTAGGTTCTCTAAAGAAGTAGAGTGCCCGGAACACAAAGGAATTGAGACCTTTGGTTTTCATTATCATTTTCAAGACATACGATGACAGTAAAATACTATCCTCTTTGGTGGAACCCTTGGCAAGATAAGCATCTTGATCTTGGTGGTAGGTCTGTCAGTATCTCTATTGATAACCTTGATTATGATCCGCAAGCAGATGTAAAAATTCTGTTCTTAGCGGAACCATATTCAATCCTTCCTACAGTGACTGAGGGAGCACTTCGTGGTGCTCATCATTTTGATAAAATCTACACGTTCACTCAGAAAATTATCGACATACACCCCCAAGCAGAATTGTTTGAGTGGGGATCTAGTTGGTTGAATTTTTCTGATCTTATTCTGGATAAGGGTAACAATGTTACCTTTGTCACAAGTAATAAGAACCAAACTGTTGGACACAACATGCGTCTTGACATCTTTGAGATGCTCAAGAAGATAGATGTATCTAATGGATTGCAATACTATGCACATAAGTCACCTCCTTTTCATCAACGGAGGAATGATTTCTTTGAGAACGCTAAGTTCCATATTACAGTAGAGAACTCTCGCCAACAGAATTACTTTACTGAAAAAGTTATTGATTGCTTTGCGTCAAAAACTGTACCCATTTATTATGGTTGTCCTAACCTTAGTGATTGGTTCAATATGGATGGTGTGATTGTATTTCATGATATGGAAGAGCTTGAACTTATCCTAAGACATCTGGACACTGAAATGTATGATTGGAGAAAACCTGCAATCGAGCAGAACTATGAAATTGCTAAGCGTTTCCATAGTGAAAACGATGTAGTGCCTAGACTTACAAATAAAATCAAGGAGTTTGTAGGGAAATGAGAGTAAGTTTTTGCATCCCTACGCATGATAAGAACCCTAGGTGTCAACAGTATTTGTTTGACATCTTTCATAGTCTGTCATTGCAGAGTGATATGAACTTCAATGTTTGGGTGTCCGATCATGGCACATCAAATAAAGTTCTACAGGCATGTGAAGAGTACGATGATCTCTTTGAGATCAATTACGTTCGCAACCCAAGTAAGTCAGGTAACATTTCTGCTAACACCAATAACGCTATGCGTTTAGCAGATGGTGAGATCTTGAAAATTATCTTCAGTGATGATATGATTCTTACTAAGAATCTATGTGCTGAACTTGACGCTGCTTTTACTGAAGGAGTGGAGTGGGCAGTAACTGGATTTGCTCATACCTTAGATGATGGTAAGACTCACTACAACCCTAAGATTCCTGTCTATAACAATCGTTTGCTAGAGGGTGTCAACACCCTTAGTTCTCCATCTATTCTTGCTCTCCGTAATGGATGTGGTGAATACTTTGATGAAGAACTCACCATGCTGATGGATTGTGACATGTACTATAGGTTGTATGAGAACTACGGGGAACCAAAAGTTCTTCAGCACTATCATATTTCTAATAGAGAACACCCCCATCAAACACAACGAAAGTTTGAGGATCTTATGCCACAAGAGATTGAATATTTGAAGGAGAAACATAAATGATTGGATTCAATCACCTAGGTCGGCATGGTCGTCTAGGAAATCAGATGTTTCAGTATGCAGGACTACGTGGTATTGCTGCTGAGCATGGATACGATTTTTGTATTCCTCCTAGCGATTTCAAAGATGAGTGGACTGACCATCAACTGTTTGAGTGTTTCAAACTTACTGGACTAACAAACATCGGGGTATGTCCTGGACCTTATGTTCAGGAAGAACACTTTCACTTTGATAAGAACCTGTTTGACAAGATGCCTGATGGGCATAATGTTTATGGGTATCTACAAAGCGAGAAGTGGTTCAAACATATTGAATCTGAGATCCGTGAGGACTTTGAATTCAAAAATAATATCAAAGAACCATGTCAAGAAATGATTGGTTCGGTTGACCGACCAATTGCTCTACATGTTCGGAGGGGTGACTACATAACTAACTGCGACAACCACCCTCCATGCACCAAGGACTATTATGATCGTGCCCTTTCGCACTTTGATTCTGACAGGACTGTCGTTGTTTTTTCTGACGATCCTGCCTGGTGTAACGAACAATTTGTAGAAGATCGTTTCTTGATCTCTGAGGGTGGCGACAATGTTGCCGACCTCTGTATGATGAGTCTATGTCACGACTTTATCATTGCTAACTCATCATTCTCATGGTGGGGGTCTTGGTTGAGTACAAACTCAGACAAGACAATCATCGCCCCTAACCGTTGGTTCGGTGACGGGTATACTAAAGACCACGACACCTCTGACCTTTACTGCCCTAACTGGAAATCTATCAATGTCTGAAACAATCCACCAAGAAGGTGTTGAAATTCAAGATCTTGGGATGTACGAGGATCTTCAGATCCAACCGGTAAACTCCTGGGACCTGACTAAAACAACCTTCATCATTCCTTTGCGAATCGAAAGTGTTGATCGGATGCGTAACATCACGACAACACTAATCTATCTTCTGCGTAACTTTGACACGCAGATTATTATCAAGGAACATGATGTTGAATCTATTTTCTTGAAGAGTGTGGTGCCAATGCTTGATGAAGCATTGCCCCCTGAGAAGATGGAAAAGATTCATCATATCTTTGAGGAGAGTGATGATAAAGTCTTCCATAGGACTCGTTTGATCAACGACATGCTGATGTTGGTTGAGACCCCTGTGGTCTGCAACTATGACTGCGATGTCTTGCTGCCGATGAACAACTATATCTTGGCGCAGAATGCCATTCTTTATGGTTGGATTCCTCCGAATGATCCTGAGGCAACTCCTGAACCTGTGAAGTGTGTCTATCCTTATGGGTGTGGAGAGTATCAATATCAGTTACGAGTTACTGATGAGGAATGTACTCGGTTCATCAATAGCAACTTCAACTTCAATGCATTTGTGAAGAGTGCAACTCTATATGATGCCAAGTTTGGTTTCGTACAGTTCTTTGACACCAAAGAATATCTCAGACTTGGTGGTGAGAATGAAGGTTTCGTTGCCTATGGATATGAAGATGACGAACGTTATAGTCGCTTCAATCTTTGTTCACAAGTGCTGCGTCTAAATGATTTGATCTATCATATGGAGCACCGTCGTACTCCTAACTCTTGGTTCAACAACCCTCACATCGAAGAGAACCGTGCGTTGTGGGACAAACTTGGCAACATGAGTAGGGACGCTATTGAAGAATATTATAAGGAGCCCCTATACATGGTGTATCGTGGTGTCCGCAATGGCAAACGCCCTGGCACGGATGACTGATAGGAATAAGTCTATCGACAAACTGAAGGGGTTCCCTAAAGTTCTTTGGATCAATCTAGACCGTGTGACCCAACGACGGGAATACATGGAAGATCAATTGGACTACTGGGGACTCACTGATAACCACCGCATTAGTGGTATTGATGGTGATGAGTATGAGGAGAACCTGAAGGGTTCTGTACCTCATAATATGAACAAAGGTGAGATCGCATGTGTAATGTCTCACCTAAATGCTCTGCGTTACTTTGTCGAAGAGACTGACCTAGATGAAGTCTTCATCATGGAGGACGACATTGATCTTTCCACTGTCAAGCATTGGACTTTCACTTGGAAGGATGTTAGGAAGCGACTGCCCATCAACTGGGACTGCCTGCAACTAACCATCATCAATCCCAATGGGATTACTCTCAAGTTACATCAAAGGTTCATCAATGATTTCTCTGCTGCTGGTTATCTAATCAGCAGGCACCATGC